CAATTCGTAAGGCTTCTTCTCGTCGTGTTCGGGAGGGTGAATCTTTTGGACCGGAAGGTCGTTATTCGGTAGAGCGTATTGATGGGGATCAGGCGTACGTTTACGACCACTTAAATCGTTCCTACTTCTGGCGAGCGGTTGACCAAATTGACCCAGATTGGGGCGCAGAAACATCTTCTTGGTATGGCGGTAGGGGTGCTTCTCGTCGCAAAGTAGCGAAAAGAATACTTCTTCCACATAACCAACCTCCTGTGCTTCCCCATCACCTTGCGGTAAGTGAAAATCCTTTTGTTAAAAAAGACGAAGAGGATGAAGAAGAGGACGAAAAAGAAAGCGACACTGAAGAAGAGGTAGCAGATACTGCCGAAGAAAAGACTGAAGATAAGGTTGATTCTGAGTCAGACGCTGGTGCTGAATCTGAGCCGGTTGCTGAAGAGGTTGTTGCCGAAGAGCAAGAGCCTGCACCTGTTGCAGAAGAGGTTGATCCTCAAAACATGACTGCCGGTGAGCGCGTTACGGTGAACTACACGATGTCTGGCGGTAACGCTGGAAGTGTCGATGCAATGTTCATCCGTGAAGACAAGAATGTGTTCTACTTCAACGGTCCGACTGGCGAGTTTGGTGTGGCTAACACGGGTTCTGGATGGCAGGATGCCGATGGCAACTCGTTCTCCTTTTCTTCGCAAGACGGTGTCTCAGAAGATCAGTCTTTTGAGATGAAGCCGAAAGAAACTGATTCGGTTGAGTCTGAAGAGAAGACTGCTGGCAAGAAAACCGCAATGCCTTCTCCTGCTGAGATGGGGGTAGAGGTTGGGGATATTTTTGTAAGCAGTTGGGGCTATGACCAAACCAATGTTGATTTTTATCAGGTCACTCGTTTGACCGCTCAAAGTGTTGAGGTTCGTGCCATTGCCTCCGAGTTGGTTTCTGGCGATGGTTGGAGTGGGACAGTAGTTGCAGTTCCCAATGCCTTTCTTGAAGGATTGCAGGCGCAAAAGTTTGTGAGCAGATTGCGACACGGCTATCAAGGAGAGCCATCAATTAAGGTTGGTTATCAAAGGTACGCGTGGCTTTGGGATGGTAAGCCTAAAACCATGACAAGTTACGCGTGACAGGCTGTAGGTAGTTACTATGCCAAGAAACTCAAACCCATACATGATGAATGGAACCAATCCATATCGTCAGCAAGACAACAAGTATGATTCTGATAACTATGGCGAGGACACTGGATCTGAAACTATGACCCAGAAAACCCCTTCGGCAACAGACAATCAGATGCAGGATCAAGAGCAGGAAGACATGCAGTCAACTGCTGGGTTCATGCATGGGCTTGCTGGTCTTGCACCACAGTTTGTTACTGACGCATACATGTTCGGCTATGACGAAGGTATTATTTCTCGCTCCGCTTCCTTGGCTCACCAAGAGGTGGAAGTTGTTTGGTCACCTTTTGTGGCAGGATGTATTCGTGGGGTGGCTTCGACAGGTCACGAAGTTATTGTTCAGCCAAGCGAGAATGGCGTTGGCGGTCGAATGGTAATTTATTCTCGTCAAGGTGAGGCGATTAGTCGACACGCATTTTCTGATTTGGGTAGCGTTGAGATGAAGGTTAAGTCATCTTTAAGAAGCCTTGCTTCGGGTGGCTTTTCGTTTGATCGTGCAATGACTGATGTTTTGTATGACAATCCAGAAGCCGACTTTTTTGAAGCAGTTGATCTTGCCCGTAGTGCCCACCTTCTTGCGAGCAAAAGCAAGGGCTGATTGATGTCTGCTCTTCGTGAAGGCTCAAGTGCCTCGTATGTCGGCTACGAAGCGGATGGCATTGAGGTTGGTGATCGGTGTCTAGTTCTTTCTGCTGAAAAAACGCAGTCTTTTGTGCGTTGGACGACTGGTTCAAAAATTGGTCAGTACGAAAATGTTCATAACGAAGACTTGGTTGCCGATCAAGCACCTAACAGGTACGAGGACGAGTTCACATTTGAGTCGTACAGCAACCGGATTGTTAACACCGCTTGTTTGGAGGTAATTAACAAGAAGGGCGAGCGAGGTTTGTTCGCCGCGCTGTCTAGTGAGGGTCACATGGACTCTCTGCGGATTCAAACTCAATCTGCTATTTCGGCTGTGATTGATGTACTGTCGGAAGACCCTGTATGGTTGGATATCCAATCAAATTTGGGTGTTGAAGAGGCTCGTTCTTTTATGTTTTTTGCCGTTAAAAAGTCGGTTGAAGAACTTTCTAATTTGATGATTGAGGCTCAGGAGAATGGCGATGAATAACGGGGAAATTGAACAGAACCACAATGGAACGTGGGATGTGGTTTTTGATGATGGGGAACGGATTGTTGGTCTTTCTTCTCTGTCGGATGCAATCGCCTTTGCGTACGTTGAGGATGAAACTTCTTTGCAATCATTCGCGATTAGTCTCCCAGAGGGGGCAATGTCAGACTTCCAGTTGCCAAACGGTCGTTGGCTACGTCAGGGCACTGAAGTAAGCATTCAGGGTGTCCGTGGTCGATTTGTGTTTCAGCACGCACGGAATAATGAAGTAACTGTTTTCGGTGGCACTCAGGGTCGTGAAATGTTCCGAACCTTCACTGCTGACCGCATCAAGACTGTTCATTCAAAAGACAAGGTGCGTAGGAACATTGATCGCAAGAACTCCATGTGGCGTTCTGCACATCAAATGCCAGACCCATCGGTGATTGCCCATTGCCCATTTTGTGGTTCTGGGGATTTAGTTGCTCGCTCAGACGGAAATACTGAGTGCATTTACTGCAACCGTTTCTTTTCTGTCAGTGAACAGCCAGAGTTTAACGCAGAACCCGGTCATCCTTCTGAGGGGTTGATTGATGGTCAAGAAGATAGCGATTCTCCTGTTGTTGAAGAATTGCAATCTGCTCCTGCGTTTGTTGCGCCAGATGAAACTCAAAATGAAGAGCCACAGGATGTTGAAAACCCTGTAGTGCAGGCACAGTCGTCCAAGTTTATTACCGTCAGCGGAGCCAAACTGAGCAAGATGGACTACATTAAACACTTGGCGTTCCGTCATGGCGATAGGGAGAATGTCATCAGGAATCTGAGTGGAGGCGAGTAACAATGAGTTTTGCCGACGAAGCCGAGTCGGTAAGAAGGCTTTTTTCGACTGCCGGTCACATCGATCCTTCTGACCCAAATCGTGATGTAATCTCCCAAATGGGGTTGAACCGCTCTGTCAACATGAGGAAGAGCGGTGTTGCTAATTCTATTTCCCTTGCAACTGGTCGCCCGACAGACCCGATGTTTTACTGGCGTAATGCCAACCTTCCGTACAACATTTGGGAAAAAGATGAGTTGAGCAAGGTTCGCTCCTTTTGCCGAATGCTGTATTTGCTTCATCCAGTAATTGCGTCTGCGATTGACATCTTCTCAAAGTATCCGCTGGTTGGCATGGAGATTCTCTCTCCAAAAGACGACAAGATTACAGACTTTTACAACGAACTATTTTTCAATGAACTTGATTACGAAGAGTTCCTTGTTGACGTTGGTCGTGAGTATTGGACTGCTGGAGAAGCGTGGGCGTTTGGAACGTTCAATGAGTTGCTTGGCGTTTGGGAGTCTGATGAGTTGCTCCAGCCAGATGACATCAAGGTTGTCCGATCCCCATTCTTGCGTGAGCCACGCTATGAGATGCGTCTTCCCCAGCACATTCGGGATATCATTCGTGATCGTAAACCGGAGTGGGAATACAAGCAGTTAATTACTGCCTACCCTGAGATGGCATCACTTGCCTCTCTTGGTGAGTTGACTGATGAAGACGACCCTCGCGGTTGGATGCCGGTCAGCAACACTCTTCTGTATCACTTGAAGTTTAAGGGCGACACGTTCCATGATCGTGGTGTTCCTATTTTGATGCGAGCATTCCGTTCAGTAATGCAGGAGGAAATGCTGAATGCCGCGCAGGATGCGATTGCCTCACGTTTGTACACTCCACTGATTCTTGCAAAACTGGGTGCTTCAGCAGGCGACTTGGGTACAAATGCTCCTTGGATTCCGTCGCAGGCAGACTTGGACGCTTTTAACGAATCTCTCAACGCCGCGCTCGCGGCTGATTTCCGAGTAATGACTCACCATTTTGCGGTCAACATGAGCAACGTTTTTGGTCGTGAATCAATGCCTAATCTAAACGGAGATTTTGAACGAATTACTGAGCGCATTCTTCAGACGTTTGGTATGTCAAAGACAATGTTGTCCGGTGCAAGTGGTGGTCAAACTTACGCGGCAGACGCGTTGAATAGAGATTTGCTTTCACAGTTGCTGGTTACATATCAAAAACGAATTGCACGTTTCTTCAAAAAGCGCGCTGAGGTTGTTGCTGAGGCTCAAGGTCACTACGACTTTGAGTTGAAGGGTGGTCGACCTATCCCAATTATGGAAGAAGTAATTGAGGTAGACGAAGAAACAGGTAATCAGCGCATTGTTGAACAGCCGAAATTACTTGTTCCAGATTTGAAAATTCGTTACATCAATATGCGAGATCAAGACTCGTATCGCCAATTCTTGGAAGCCTTGCGTGCAACTGGTGTTCCGATTTCTCAGCGTACAAGAATGGTTAATGTGCCAATTAATTTGGACGAAGAAGCAGAGTCTGTTAAGACAGAGCAGGTTACTCAAGCCGTACTTTCGCAAGAGGCAAGGAAAGAAACTTACCTTGAACTTCGTCGTCGTGGCCTGCCCATTCCTCAAGATTTGATTGATGACTTTATGCCAAGGGTTGACGATTCTAAATCTGCAACTACTCCAGAAATTCTTCCATCGATTGGCCGAAATGAGCCTGCTCCTACTGTTGGTTTGGTGCCAACAGAAGAGGACTTGGCTTCGGCTGGTACGGAGGCAACTGGTCCAATTCCAGATGTAGATATGTCGGATGTTGTAATTAAGAATCTCCCACGCAACCGAATGACTCGTCCACGAAACATTGAGGAACAGGGCAATACGCCCTATGAAAGTCACGAACAGCGTGCGGGTATGCCAAGGGCATCTTCATTAGACCCTTCTGTTCAAGTAGACCCTATTCTGGTTGATGGGGAAGAAGTGGCACGAACAGTGATGTCTGCTCCAAATCACATTGGTATGCGGGCGGTTGCTTCCAAAGAATCTTTTTATCTGTATCAGGAGGAAGACGAAGTGGATGAAGAAAGCGATGAAGCCTCTGATTGAGTGTCCGCTATGCGGTGAGGAATACGATCCCGTTTCTTCCCGCTGGCTCTGCCCCTATTGCCATTTTAAAGACACATGTTGTGAGGGAGAACCTTGTCCTCAGCCTGTCGATGGTGCTGAAAGTTCGACATAAGAGGTGACATGGCTACCCATTCCAATCACAAACATTCTGGTGTAAACAGCGAACTCTACTGGAAAGCCTTCCCCAATGACAGAGTTAAAACTGTCGATGGGGAAGGAATTGTCGCGTCTGTAAGCGACGGGTTTGCTCCTGACACAGAAAAATATGAGATTGTTTTATCTGCCGGTGGGGGAGGCGAGTATTCCTCTTCAGAAATTCTTGAGGTGCTTAACAACACTGGGATTTCTACGTCTGCCTCTGCCCTCCCCGAAAAGTTGTATCACGCAACATGGGAGCCAAATTTTAATGGCATTGTGAACAAGGGTCTTAAGGCAGGTACATACTTTGCCAACAAACTTGATTACGCAGTCGGATTTGTTGCCATGCGCCCCGGCGAATACAAGGGCATGGTCTGGAAACGTTTCCCAGATAAAGATGGCAATTACATAGATTTTCAGGTGCCTGATTACGAGTACCACGACACGATTGCTGTGTTTTCAATTAGGGTAAGCAAGTTAGATAAGTCTCTTATCAAGGAAAGTTGGGATCATTCCCCGTCTTATTTCCCATCCGACCTTTTGTCGTACACATACGAGGGCGACATTAAGGGCTATGAACTTGATTTTGAGGGGTATTACCATAACCCTTCTGCACCAACTACTGCATCGCTTCGCACAACCTCGGCACGCACGCATGGACTAGAACTTGCTCCACTTGGAAGTCAGCACACTGCCGCGGATGATTATCCAGAGTTAAATGAGATTCTCTGGGATCGACCAGATTTGATTGATGCCGAACCAGTTGGTTCAGGCATGCTGTCCTTGTCTAAGTTGGCTTCTGTACAACGCAAGATTGCAATCAGCCCAAAAGAATTTAGGGAGCAGTTTGGGACACCGCACAGGGACTGGCGCAATTCTGACCCGAACAGAACTCCTGCTCAATATCAAACCGCACAGGAGTTGGTTGATGATCCAAACACCCCTTGGTGGTGGAGAAAAATTGTCGGTCCGGCTGTTGAGCGTTATGAAGAATCGGCTGGCCTTAAGTACGACATGGTTAATGCGCCATCAAGAGACTGGTGCCGGTTTAGGCGAGATTCACAGTGCTATTACCCACGAAACCTAGATGAGTACGCTACTGCTCAGGCTGGCTATCCGGTGTGGATTCCAGAGAATCGTGGTCAGTGTCCACGGACTCCTTGGAATTTGCAAAAGCAGTGCGACATGGCAGAACCCGGTCCGAATTCTCGCGAAAAAGTCGTGTATCCAGATGCAACGATTCCGTGGAGTGCGGGTGGGCAGAGAATTCCGGGCGGTGCCCGTAGAGTTGCTTCCCTGTACAAGTCTTCGTCTTGGCGTGATGTTCAGGCAAAGGCAAAGCGTATTAGGAAAAATGGATTTGTCAGAATCCTTGCCGTGTCTGGTGGTGTCATCACTGCTCAGGTAAAGGGCGATAGCAATATCTATGAGACTTCAATAAGTCGTGTTCCCGGCACTACGCAGGTTGCGCTGTGGTCTTGCGGATGCGACTGGTCAACTTATTCTTGGGGACGTTCTGGTCGCTGGAAGAAGTATGAGGGTCGCATGTGCAGTCATGCACTTGCCGTCATGTATGAGGCTCAGGCGAGAGAAATGTTTGGTGGGGAACTCACCAGCGAAAACATCGATCCAAATTGGCTGACACAGAAGCCGGTTCAAGAGCGTCGTACCACTCCCGGCGAGTGGAGACTTGACGTTGCCGCGTCGCTTGATAGTCACATTGAGGCGATTGATAGTCGTCGTCTTGCAGTTCTTGCTGATACCTCTCTTTCTGACGCAGAGCAGTCAGAGGCGTTGGGGCAACTTGCCAGCGCATCTTCTATGATGCGCTTGGATCGTGTTGCTATTTTTTCTTCTCCTGTAGAACCACTGGATTCAGTTGGTCAAATCCCCGAATCCGCTGTTGCATTGAATTTTCCTGTCCAGTACATGGGGGAGATTTGCACGGTATTGGGTGTTAATCCAGATACCCATACATGCATGTTGTTGGAACACGGCGAGGTTCCCACCCACGCATGCAGTCACCCATCTTATGATTCGGCTTCCGGTCTTCGACTTAAGGACGATGCAATTCCTGTTGCTATTGAGGCACGCAAGACAGCAAAAGATCAGGTTGTCGAAGATTCTGTTGAGGAAGAGCCGGTTGAGGAAGAGCCTGCTGTTCAATCAGAATCAATGCTTAACGAAGAACCAGAGCCTGCCCTGCCAGTTGCCGAGGCGTTTGAAGATGGTGACGAATACGCACTAGAGGACGAAAGCCCTGTTGACAAGGCAGATGATATTGAGATGGTTTCTTCTCATGCAAACTTGTCTCCCGGCAATCCATCTCTTGAATGGTTGATGAGCGGTTCAAGCAAAACGGGATCAAATGATACGTCTGACATTGCTTCTGCCGCGAAAGACTTTCTTGCCAAAGTTGCGGTGAGAGAATTCTCTCCCTCAGAGCAGGCAGACATTATTGGTGAAGGGGAAGGGGACAGGGCAAAAAACCTTGATCTTCTACAGATTGAGGGAACCCATTACCAATCAATTAGCGACGATCAACAAGACGACCAGTTTCTGTGGTGAGGTAACCAATGACTCGTAAGTATTTTGTAAACGGTGCGCCGATGGTCACCCTAACTGCTGGGATTAACTCTACAACGACAACGATCCCTGTCACCTCAACTGCTGGTTATCCAACCTCGTTCCCATTTACCATTGCCATTCAGCGGTCAACGGCAAACGAAGAAATCTGTTTGGTTTCTGAAGCAACCTCAACTTCATTTACTGTGACCCGTGGATGGGACGGAACAACTGCTGTTGCCCACAACAGTTTAGACACGGTTGAACACACATCTTCTGCATCTGATTTTAATGATATGAGCGATCACTTGAACGACTCATCTAACAACATTCATACGCAGTATTTGTTGAAGTCGCTTATTTCAGCAAAGGGCGCATTGATTACGGGAACCGCCGCGTCAACCCCATCGACTCTTACCGTTGGTACAAACAACCGTGTCTTGATTGCTGATAGCACTCAAGCAAAGGGCATCAAATGGGGGCAGATTGTTAATGACTCAATTACTAACTCCACCATTTCAACAGCAAAAATTGACGCGGCGTTCCTCCAAGACACCATTCAGTCTCTTGCTTCTGCTCCGACAAGCACATCAAATGGTCAAATTTATTACAACACTACGAACCATCGCCTCTACAACCGTAGAGACGGATCGTGGAAGTTGATGCCACAAAACATTGGCTACGTCACTTATTCAACAGGCAATCCTAGTG